CGCTGCTCTCGCGCCTGCTGGAGCTGATGCGCCGCCCGCCAGCCGGGGGCAACAAATACGACTACCGCCGCTGGGCGATGGAGGTCAGCGGCGTATCGGAGGCTTACGTTTACCCCCTGCGCCGGGGCTACGGCACCGTGGACGTGGTGATTACCGCCAGCGGCGGTCTGCCATCCGACGATACCCTCAAGGCCGTGCAGGCACATATTGACGACCAGCGCCCGGTAACGGCGAAAGACACGCTGGTGATGGCTCCTGAGCCGCTCAGTACCGATATCTCGGTCAAAGTCAGCCTCGACGGGCTTTCAATTGATGAGGCCAGAACGCAGATAGCCCAGGTGCTGACGGATTACTTCAGCCGTCTGGCTCCGGGTGAGATTGCGGTCAGAACCCAGGTGGGAGCGCTGATTTCCGATATCACTGGCGTGGTGGATTACGAGTTGATCGCGCCGACAGGCAACATTGTGCCGGAAGTCAGCGACAAAACCGTGCAGTGGATACGCCCCGGCACCATCACCGTGGACGAGCTGAAATGACCGGGAACGAGTACCGCGAGCTGCTGTACCTGCTGCTGCCGGATGGATATGCCCGCAACGGCAAGCACCTGAACGCGGAGCTGCTGGCTGAAGGCAATACGCTTGCCAGCGTCGATCGTAGCGCTCAGGACGTGCTGAACGGCGTGACACCCTTCACCGCCGTGGCTCTGCTGTCAGACTGGGAGCGCGTGCTGGGTCTGTCGGTTAACAGCGGCATGACCATTCAGGCCCGCCGCCAGCAGATTATGGCGAAGCTGAATGAGACCGGTGGTCTCAGCCGCAACTACTTTATCCGCCTGGCGAAGTCGCTGGGCTATGACGTCACTATCGATGAGCCGGAGCCATTCCGCTGTGGCCGTAACCGCTGCGGTGACCGTCTGTGGATACCGGAAATTGTCTGGGTATGGATTGTGAATATTCAGGACGGTCAGGTGCCGATTTACCGCTTCCGCTGCGGCAGTTCGGCTACGGGTGAGCGCCTGATGTCATTTGGCCAGAATATGCTGGAGAGCATATTCCGCGATTTAAAACCTGCTCATACACAGGTTGTATTTAATTACGTGGAGAATAAAACGTAATGAAAGATATTATCGAGCCGGTTGATACCGACGATGGATTATTTCACGATGGCGACCCGTCAACTGGCGCGGAAGGCACTATCGTTTACGCCAAAATCATGAACGCGCTTCAGGGCGGCATTATTGATATTCAGACCGAGAATAAAAATATTCTGGCTGAAGCACAAATGACGCCTGACCCGTCGAAGAATAACCAGCTGGTGACGGCCATAAAAGCCATTGCTTCGGCGATTGCGGTCGCAGCAACGGCTACGGCTGTTCCTGTGGGCACTCCTCTTGCGTGGCCATCCACAACTCCGCCAGATGGTTATGCTCTCATGCAGGGGCAGACGTTTGACACCGCCAAATACCCGAAAACCGCTGCGGCCTATCCATCCGGTAAGCTGCCCGATATGCGCGGGCAGACCATTAAAGGTGCGCCTGACGGTCGTGCATTATTAAGTCTCGAAGCTGACGGAATTAAGTCTCACGGGCATACCGCAACGGCGTCAAATACCGATCTCGGCACCAAGACCTCAGCCGCCTTTGATTATGGTACGAAAACCACGTCAAACACGGATTTGGGGACAAAAGCGACCACGGCATTTGATTATGGAACAAAGACTACCAATAGCGCAGGGGCGCATACCCATACTTATACAGCACCTTATTTCCCTAGCGGAAATGGAGCATCTGGAAGTAGTTATGTTTTAAATGGTAAAAGTGCTACGACTTCATCCGCAGGTGCACACACTCATACCGTCGCTATCGGTTCGCATACCCATAACGTGGTTCTCGGTGCCCATGCCCATACCGTGGCCATCGGTGCACATACTCATACCATTGTTATGGGCACACACGGTCATACTATTACGGTCGCCGCAGCCGGTAATGCGGAAAACACCGTTAAAAATATCGCATTTAATTATATTGTGAGGCTCGCATGACTTTCAAAATGTCCGATAACGCTCAGACCATTAAAGTATTTAATTTACGTGCAGACACCAGTGAGTTTATTGGTGCCGGTGATGCGTATATCGCACCGCATACAGGATTACCCGCCAACTGCACAGAAATAGCGCCACCGGCAATTCCCGTCGACCATGCTGCTATTTTTGATGAAGCCAAACAGGCCTGGTCGCTCACCGAAGACCATCGCGGTGTTACTGTTTATGATATCACCTCCGGGGCATCTACTGTGATTGACTTGCTGGGGCCACTGCCGGAGAACGTGGTGACCACAGCCCCCACAGGGCAGTACGAGAAGTGGGACGGGAAAGCCTGGGTTAAGGATGAAGAGGCTGAGAAAAATGCCCTGCTGGCTGAAGCAACAGCCAAACAGAACCAGTTAATCACTGAAGCCCGCCAGGTTATCGGCGAATGGCAGACTGCGCTGATGCTGGGTTCTCTCTCTGACGCTAACAAAACCAAATTACAGACCTGGCTTGACTATATCGAGGCACTGAAAAATGTCGACCTCAGTAAGCCAGAATGGCCAGAAAAACCCGCTCAATAAGAATCAACTCGAAAAGGGGATAATATCATGAGGCTTCATTCATGGATTTCCTCCGTATTTAAATGCAAATCAAATGAGGTAATAAAAATGGCAGAAATTAAAGATATTGTGAATGACGATCTGGTGAAAAAAGCGCTTCTCTCTGACCAGGTAAAAGAAGCGGTTAAAACACAAATCAAAACTGACCTGGATAGTCAGATTGATGGTGCTGTAGATACCGCTCTGGCTGACTTGCTGGGCAGCAGCGAACAACAGTAAGCAATCGCACTATTTATCACTTGATGCGCCAGAAACGGCGCATCATTCTTGCTACATCATTTCAGGAATGGCAAATGACATTGGTTCAAACTGTATTACTTTATGGCTGCACTGCTGTTTGTGCGCTCTATCTTGTTGCCGGGGGCTATAAAACCATCCGTGCTTATATTCGCAAAAAGATTGACCAAGCGGCTGAAGCGAAAGCTGTGTCGGCAAAATCTACTTAACCAGGCCATATCTCTCTGGCAGAGACTGGATTGCAAAGAAAACGCCAGTTCGCTGGCGTTTAGATAATCTCAAGATACAAGTTGTTTTATGAGTTTAGCAGGCGAGCCAGCATATAGGACGTTTGGTGGGACATCGCAATTGACTACACTATTGGCACCAATGACGCTGTTATCACCAATGGATACACCAGGTAAAATTACCGTCCCAGCACCAATCCAAACGTTATTACCTATCCAAATAGGTTTAATGACATTAATATGCCTATCACACGGATTGACAACGTGAGTAACGGTACAAATATTAACATTAGGACCAATTAACGTATTATCTCCAATATTTATTGGCGCATTGTCCAGAAAAGTGCAACTTGAATTGATGTAAACATTTTTCCCGATGAAAATTCTTCCAAATTCATAATAAAACGGAGCGACAATAGTAGACCTTCCTTCAAAGGTGATACCTGTTTTGGACAGTATTTTATTTTTCTTTTTTTCTGCCATGTGGCTGCTATTGAAGAAGGCTCTTGCTCTTCTTACAGAGATATGCCTTGAACAAAGAAGAAATAAATATTCTAACATTTAACCGGCACCTTTCAATTGAAGAAAGCAAACGATAATACATTGCTGCACTGTAATCAAAGAGTTTACCCCCCACTCAGGCAAAGCACAGGATGAGTGCTACCTGAGCATAGCAGGCCATGAACTATAACTATGCATATCATCGGGTTTAGCGATCAATAAATTCAAATTGATCAGCAATTCTGATAATGGAGTTAGTTCAATGGTTACAACAGTCATTCCTTGGGTTGGAGGTAAGCGTAAACTGGCTAAGTCTCTCTTGCCTTTGTTTCCAGCGCATACCTGCTACGTTGAGCCTTTCTGTGGCGGTGCTGCGCTTTTCTTTATGAAAGAGCCATCGAAGGCCGAAGTACTGAACGATATTAATAGCGACATCGTTAACCTTTACCGGGTTATCCAGAATCACCTCGAAGAGTTTATAAAGCAGTTTAAATGGGCTTTAACCAGCCGCGAAATATTCCAGTGGCTCAAAGATACGCCCCCTGAAACGCTGACTGATATACAACGAGCGGCTAGGTTCTACTATCTGCAAAAATTATCCTTTGGAGCCAAAGCAGAGGGGCGAACATTTGGCACCAGCGCTACAGGCCCTTCGAAATTAAACCTGTTACGGCTGGAAGAAACGCTGTCAGAGGCCTGGCTGCGTCTGCACCGGGTAACAATAGAGCATCTGGACTGGAAAGCATGCATAACCCGTTACGACAGGCCAGACACGTTGTTTTACCTTGACCCGCCATACTGGCAAACGCAGGGTTACGGCGTACCGTTCGGGCGCGAAGAGTATGCCGCAATGGCGGAACTGGCACGCAGATGCCAGGGGAGGATGATTATCTCAGTTAACGATCACCCGGACATGCGCCGGGTGTTTGAAGGGCTGGAGATGATGACAGTTAATACAACGTACTCAGTAGGCAGTAATAACGGCCATAAGGCGTTTGAGTTGGTTATATGCAACTTCAGCCTTGAGATTGATGCATCGAGGCTTTAAACCCTTCTGAAAGGCACCACAGGCCGTTATTTTCGACGGCTACATCAAACACCGCCATTTGCTCAAGTATGAAGCGGGTGGCGTGTTCACGTTGTCCGGTTATGTAGGCGATGGCCTGTAGAGTCAGTGAGGTCGTCTGACCGAAGGTTGAAATAACGTCATACGCATCGTCAGTCATGGTCTGGCGAATCTGATTAAAGTTCATGGTCAATTCCTTCTAAGCGACTAAGAAATCTACAGGCCTGTAGTGCGGCGCACACTAACTCGACGGGATCGGACAGTCCAGTGGAAGGAAATATAGAAGGTTAGAAGTGGTTTTATCGGTTGAAAATTGCGCTTATTTGGAAGGTATTTGATATTAGCCGGAGGGGTATCACCGCGAATCAAATACCCTTCAAATCAGTATCAAACAATTTTCGCGGCTACAACCAGCGATCGTCTTCACGCACCGACATATTGCCGCCGGTGGCCGGCGCCCAACCTTTACTGCCTATCCAGTGACAGGCCTCGACGAGGGGAGCGAATTGCAGGTTGTCTGTCATAGCTTTTTTTACCTCTACGGGCAGGGTTTATTTAGACGTCTAAGCGTCTTGATTGCCAAATATTAACATCGTGTTATAGTGGCTTCAACATAAGTATGACAGGCAGACACGTACATCATGAGCAACCACGCCCCCGTTCCGCAAAGCAAACTTCCTGACCTTGGCACCACCATTTTTACCCGCATGAGCGCCCTGGCGCAGGCGCATCAGGCTATTAACCTCTCCCAGGGTTTTCCTGATTTCGACGGGCCGTGCTATCTGCAGGAACGACTGGCATACCATGTGGCGCAGGGAGCAAACCAGTACGCGCCCATGACCGGTGCTCAGGTGCTGCGTGATGCGATTGCCGATAAAACCGCAGCGCTGTACGGGCATCGTCCCGATGTGAATACGGATATCACCGTCACCGCCGGGGCAACCGAGGCCCTGTACGCGGCGATTACGGCGCTGGTGCGTCAGGGCGATGAGGTTATCTGCTTCGACCCAAGCTACGACAGTTATGCGCCTGCAGTGGCGCTTTCCGGCGGCATCTTAAAGCGCGTGGCTCCGCAGCCACCGCATTTCCACGTTGACTGGCAGGCCTTTGCCGGGCTTATTTCCCTGCGTACGCGTCTGGTTATTCTCAATACGCCGCATAATCCCTCCGCTACCGTCTGGCGCAGAGAGGACTACGCCGCGCTCTGGCAGGCCATTGCGGAGCAGGAAATCTATGTGCTGAGCGATGAAGTGTATGAGCATATCTGCTTTGTCGATGAGGGGCACACCAGCGTTCTGGCGCATCAGCAGCTGCGGGAGCGGGCATTTGCCGTGTCATCCTTCGGTAAAACCTACCATATGACCGGCTGGAAGGTGGGCTACTGCGTGGGCCCGGCAGCGCTCAGCGCGGAGCTGCGTAAGGTGCACCAGTATCTGACGTTCTCGGTGAATACGCCTGCTCAGCTGGCGCTGGCGGATATGCTGCGCGCCCAGCCGGAACACTATCGTGAACTGGCGGACTTTTATCGCGCCCGCCGCGATGTGCTGATTAATGCGCTGTGCGGCAGCCGTCTGGAAATCCTGCCGTGCGAAGGCACCTACTTCCTGCTGGCAGACTACAGTGCGATTTCGGATCTCAACGATGTCAGCTTCTGCGAGTGGCTGACCAAAGAAGCCGGTGTCGCGGCGATACCGCTCTCTGTCTTCTGCGCCGACGCTTTCCCGTATAAGCTTATCCGACTGTGCTTCGCCAGGCAGGAATCCACCCTGTTGGCGGCGGCGGAACGTATGTGCAAACTGTAATTATTTAGCCGGAACGGGCGGCTCGCTGAACAGCTCCAGCAGCTCGTTAAGCTGCTTCATTTTCTGCACTTCGTCAGCGTTCATCCCCAGTTCGGTGGCTATTCTGCTGTCCGTCCAGCCTTGTACTGATAGCTCCCGAACGATCTCCGAGGTTGCACCCGCATGGTAACGGCCCCGGGCGCGGTTATGGCGTACGGTGGTCGCCAGTCGCGATGCTCTGCCATTCTCCGGCAGACAGGTAACGGGCAGGTAGCCGTGCAGGGTTTTCTGTAATGTCAGACGGGATCGGCACAGCTGACGGCGGTGTGCACCGTCCACAATTTCGTAGCGCTTCCGGCTTTTTTCTCTGACCACCAGCGGCTGGGTAAAGCCATCGCGCTCCAGGGAGTGCTGGAGCAGGCGCGTCTCTGTGACCGCCAGATGGTTGGGGTTGTAGTTGTTGGCCGCCACGGCCTCACTCCTGACCCACAGCACGCAGTCAACGGGCTGCTCCTTAAAGGGGCTGAGCTCATGCATCGCCAGGCGAAAGGCGTTCAGGGCATCGATACGCTCGTCATCGTTAAGGGATGTCAGATAATTTTTTATTTCGCTGATTAATCGTTGTTGCATCTTATTTCCTTCCTTGCGAGTTAAACGTGCGCCATGCGCCGCCGCAGGCGAAAACCGGAAGCCTGAATAACCTGTAAAGGATACGTCCAGCGTGGACCGGAGAAATAGCCAGATTATTTAATCGATAAACGGAAATGCAGATAAGTACCGGCAGACCAGGGTCAGTAAAAGCAGGAGTCAACGGGACTAACGCGGTACTGGCGGTAAGGCACGGGCGGTCCGTCCGCAACGCGTGTCGTGCAGATGGGATATCCCTATAATAAATATTGGGTTACTGTGATACTGGTTAAATCATTCATCAGGTTTTTGCTTCCGGGATATTCTGTCACGGTGTGTGTATCATTGTCGTGAAAAATAGCGCGCGTTCCATTCTGCTAATATTCCTGGGTAATTTTCTTAGGTGTATCAATAAATAAAATTAATACATTTGTGAGCTGATAATAACGTGAGGAATATCTTCACCGCGTTATCACGACGGACCCAACCTGGCACTGAAGGTACTCTCGGGTATTTCAGGTAACAGGGCCGCCCGCTGAGGCGCTGAGGAATCCCCGGTAATGGGCGGGTAAAAAAAGACAGGCATAGCGTTTTGTGATCTACTGATTGTGCAACCAATTCAATGAGATCACCTCTATGCCTGCTTATCGATAGTTCCTTCGAAAAAACAACAAAATGCACAGATACAAAAGCTTTCCCTGATGCGCTTGCCAGTGCAGTAAACCCAAAAGCAAGAGTGCTCATCGTTACGGATGCAGGGTTCCAGAATGCCTGGTTCCGGCACATAAAATCACTCGG